TTGAAACACGCCTGGAATGTGTTTAAGGCAAATGAAATTGTCAAGCCTCGCTGGGATATCGGGCCGAGCTATCATTATCGCCCAGACCGTCCTATCTTCAGCAGAGGAAATGAGCGGTCCATCGTCACTTCAGTTTACAACCGAATCGCATTGGACGTAGCGGCTATCACCATCCAGCATGTTCGTTTGGATGATGAAGGCCGCTTTACTTCTGTCATGAACAGCAGTCTGAATGATTGCCTTTCTCTGGAGGCGAATCTCGACCAAACCGGAAGGTCGTTCATCCAAGACATTGTTCAGTCCATGCTGGATGAGGGCTGCGTTGCCATCGTCCCTGTCGATACGGACATCGACCCCGAGGAAGGGTCGTACAAGATCGAAACAATGCGAACCGGAAAGATTTTGGAGTGGTACCCGCAACATGTCAAGGTTCGTGTTTACAACGAGCGAACAGGCAAGAAGGAAGATGTTTTGGTGCCTAAGCGCACCGTAGCCATTGTGGAGAACCCCTTCTATGCCGTCATGAATGAACCTAATTCCACAATGCAGAGGTTGATTCGGAAACTCAATATTCTGGACGCTATCGACGAACAGAGCGGTTCCGGGAAACTCAACCTCATCATCCAGCTCCCTTACGTCATCAAGACGGAAGCGAGGCGTCAACAGGCGGAAAAGCGCCGTAAAGATATCGAGGAACAGCTATCCGGTTCTAAGTACGGTGTCGCGTACACCGATGGAACGGAGCATGTGGTCCAGCTGAACCGACCCGTCGACAACAACCTAATGTCTCAGATTGAATACCTGACGAGTATGCTTTACAGCCAGTTGGGATTGACTCAGAGCATTATGGATGGCTCTGCCGACGATAAGACGATGCTGAACTACCTGACCCGAACCGTTGAACCGATCCTCTCCGCTATCGTTGACGAGATGAAGAGGAAATTCCTCACCAAGACCGCTCGGTCACAGAAGCAGTCGATCCTGTTCTTCAGAGATCCGTTTAAGCTGGTTCCCGTGGGTGAGTTTGCTGAGATCGCCGATAAGATGACCCGTAATGAGGTCATGACCTCAAATGAGATCCGGCAGAGGATTGGCATGACACCGTCGAAGGACCCGAATGCGGACAAGCTCAGGAACAGCAACTTGAGTGCTCCCAAAGAGGAATCGACCGAACAAAACATTTCAAAGGAGGACGAAGTTCAAAATGGATCTGAAGTATGACTTTAGTGGCTGGGCAACCCGAAACGATCTTGTCTGCGCCGATGGACGGACTATCCGGAAGGACGCTTTCAAGCATTGTGACGGGATGTCGGTTCCTATTGTTTGGAACCACCAGCACGACGATGTTAACAACATCCTGGGCCACGCCATCCTGGAAAACCGCAAGGATGGTGTGTATGCCTACTGTTTCCTGAACGAAACCGAGAGTGGCAAGAAGGCCAAGGAGATCGTCCAGCACGGTGATGTGCATATGCTCTCCATTTATGCCAATGGACTGAAGCAGATGTCTAATGGCCGCGGCAAGGATGTCGTTCATGGGGACATCAGAGAGGTCAGTCTGGTGGTCGGTGCGGCGAATCCCGGCGCCTTTATCGACTTTGTGGACCTGGCCCATGGCGAGGGTGCTGAGCAGGAAATCATCATCGGAAGCGGCGAGGCTGTCAGTCTCTATCATTCCGACGATAAGCCTCCTCTGGTCACTCCCAAATCGGAGCCCAAAGAGGACCCCAAGCCTGAAACCAAGCCTAAGGACGATCCGAAGCCGGAGGACAAGCCCAAGGATGACGAAACCGTTCAGGACGTTGTCGACAGCATGACCGATAAGCAGCGGACCGTCATGTACGCCCTCATCGCCGCTACTGCGGAAGAGCTGGGGGCTTCCAAGAAGGGGGACGACGATGACGACCCCGACGACAAATCTGACAAAACCAAAGGAGGAGACAACACCATGAAGCACAATGTTTTCGAGAAGGAAGAGACTCAGGACACCATTCTGAGCCATGCCGTCCAGGGCGAGATTCTGGGCCTGGCCAAGCAGAGCAATGTCGGCAGCTTCCAGACTGCTCTCGCCATCTATGCTCAGGAGGCCGCTGCCAATGGCGATGAGACCCTTCAGCACGGCATCGACAACATCGAGAGCCTGTTCCCTGACTACAAGGATCTGCGTTCCGGCGCCCCCGAACTGCTCACCCGTGACCAGGGCTGGGTCGACGCGGTTATGAAGAAGGTCCGCAAGACTCCCATCAGCCGTATCCGTACCCGCCAGATGGATGCCCGCAACGAGCGCGCCCGCGGTCAGGGCTACCAGAAGGGCAAGATGAAAAAGCCCGCCGGCAACATGAACATGATCTCCCGGACCACTGATCCGCAGACCGTGTACTGCATCGATTCCCTGCACCGTGACGACATCGTCGACATCACCGATTTCGACGTGGTCGAGTACCAGTACGGCGTGATGAAGCAGAACCTCAACGAAGAGGTTGCCCTCGCGATCATGGTCGGCGACGGCCGTGACGCTGATGACGAGATGAAGATCTCCGAGGATCACATCCGCTCCATCTGGAACGACAACGACCTGTACACCATCCACTACGATGTGGACATCGCCGCGGCCCGCGCTGAGCTTCAGGGCTCCCGCACCGACATGAACTTCGGTGAGAACTTCATCTATGCCGAGGCCATCATCACCGCTGCTCTGTACTCCCGTGAGAAGTACAAGGGCTCCGGCACTCCTGACCTCTACTGCACGCCTCATCTCGTCAACGTGATGCTGCTGGCCCGTGATGCGAACGGCCGTCGTATTTACGACTCCCGGAACGATCTGGCCGCTGCGCTGAACGTCGGCGAGATTTATACTGCCGAGCAGTTCGAGGGTCTGGTGCGCGAGGACGATGCGGGCGCCAAGCACAAGCTCCTGGGCCTCTTCGTCAACCTGTCCGATTACACCGTCGGCTCCACCAAGGGTGGCGAGATTTCCCGGTTCGACCAGTTCGACATCCAGTTCAACCAGCAGCGGCTCCTCATCGAGACCCGTCTGTCCGGCGCCCTGAACCGGCTGTATGCCGCTATCGCGCTGGAGGAGCCCGTGAAGGCCGCTGGCACTCCATGATCTGAGGATTCAAAATGGCAAAGTTTTATGGATCGGTCGGCTATGCTGAAACCGTAAAGATGGCTCCTGGCGTGTATGAGGAGAAAATCGTTGAGTATCCGTACTTCGGCGATTTGACTCGGAATACACGCCAGCTTCAGTCTTCGGAGACTCTCAATGACGACATCAATGTTGCAAATGAGATCAGCATAGTCGCCGATCCATTTGCCAGAGAGAATTTCCACAAAATGCGGTATGTCGTGTTTATGGGCGCAAAGTGGAAGATCTCCAAGGTGGAGGTCGGTTATCCCCGTTTGATCTTGACGATTGGAGGTCTCTACAATGAGTCGGAGAATTGAACTCCAGACAATTCTGGAGGGGCTGCTTGGCTCTGAGAATGTGTACTTCCAACCCCCTGAGAACTTGAAGATGAAGTATGACTGCATCCGATATTCTCGGAACAAGATCAAGCCGGTTTTTGCCAACAACTTGCCCTATAACCTTCATGACTGCTATCAGGTGATAGCAATCACCAAAAATCCGGATAGCGATCTTCCCCATAAGATCGCGCTTCTGCCGATGTGCTCTCATGATAGTCACTATACGGCAGACAACCTACACCATGACGTGTTCACACTCTATTAACGAGGAGGAAACTGTAATGAGTAAACTTCAGTGGGACAAGGTCGGCGAGCGTTACTACGAAACCGGCGTTGATCGCGCCGTGCTCTTCCCCATGGGTAAAGGCGGTGTTTATGATAAGGGCACCGCTTGGAATGGCCTGACCGCCGTTAATGAGAACCCCACCGGGGGCGAGGCCAATCCCTTCTACGCCAACAACAAAAAGTACCTGAACATCATTTCTGCCGAGGACTTTGGCTTCGGCATTGAGGCCTATACTTACCCTGATGAGTGGGAAGCCTGCGACGGCTCCGCCGAGATTGCTCCCGGTGTGACTGCGGGCCAGCAGACCCGTAGGGTCTTTGGGCTGGCTTATCGCACTCTCATCGGTAACGATACCGAGGGACAGGATCACGGTTACAAAATCCATTTGGTCTATGGCGCTCAGGCTGCTCCCTCTCAGCGTAACCATGGCACTGTCAACGAGAGTCCGGAACCCACGGCTATGAGCTGGGATGCTACCACCACGCCCGTGGAGATCCCTGGCGCCAAGCCCACGGCCCATCTGGTGATTAACTCCACCAAGACCCCTGCTGACAAGCTGGCTGCCTTGGAGGAAATTCTCTACGGCAAGGACGCCTCTACCGAGGATGGTAGCGATGGCGCTGACTCTCGTCTGCCCATGCCTGCCGAGATCATCGAGCTGTTCAAAGACCTCGCTGCTGCCGGCTGATTAACACATCTCAACAATACCTGCGTGAATTGTGAAGCGGGGCTCTCTTAACGGAGGGCTCCGCTTCCTCTTTTATTTTTGAAAGGAGAAAAAAGTACCATGCTGAAGCAGACAAGAACTTACGTTGACTATAACGGTGTTTCCCGCACCGAGGACTTTTATTTTAATCTGACTCAGGCTGAGGTGACCGAGATGGAGCTTTCCGTCGACGGCGGCCTTGTCGAGATGATTAACCGCATCGTCGCCGCGAAGGACGGCAAGCAAATCATCGCATTGTTCAAAGACATCGTCCTGCGTGCCTATGGCGAAAAGTCTCCCGATGGCCGGCGATTCGTTAAGAATCAGGAAATTCGGGATGCGTTCGCTCAGACCGAGGCATACAGCGACCTGTTCATGGAGTTGGCAACTGACGCGCAGAAGGCGGCTGAGTTCGTCAATGGCATCGTTCCGGCTCAGAAACCTGCATCCTCCGACACCCCCAAAGTTCCTGTTACCCCGATGGGAAACCAGGGCTGAGATAAGCGGGGCGACCGGAGATGTTGAAAATTGTAGTCCCTGCAATGCAGATAGGGGAAAAGTTCGACGAGGCGAAAAGCGAATTTATCCCCATCATGACGAAAGAGCAGACGCTTCAGCTGGAACATTCTCTGGTCTCCCTTTCAAAATGGGAGGCAAAGTGGCGTAAGCCTTTCCTTTCCCGGGAAAAAAGAACCGCAGAGGAGTCCATCGACTATGTTCGATGCATGACGCTGACGCAGAATGTGGACCCCAGTGTCTACCAAGCGCTTACGCCACAGCTTCTCGCTGAGGTATCTGCTTACATTGATGCATCTATGACTGCCACCTCTTTTCCTAAGCGTGGGAATAGGGCAACAAGCAGCGAGTACATCACGTCGGAGATCATCTACTACTGGATGGTTTCTTACCAAATCCCCTTCGAGTGTCAGAAATGGCATTTGAGCCGTCTCCTTACTCTTATTAACGTTTGCAATGTGAAGAATGCGCCGCAGAAGAAAATGAGTCGTCAGGAGGTTATAGCTCGAAACCGTGCCCTTAATGCCGCTCGAAGAAAGAAACTGAATACGAGAGGGTGATACGGATGCCTCTGATTGGAGCAACAAATGAGGAAAAGATTTGGAATTACCTGAAGTCAAAAGGTCTTTCCGATTGTGGTGCCGCTGGACTTATGGGTAATCTCTATGCCGAGTCTGGCCTGCGCCCTAATAACCTCCAAAATACCTACGAGGGTAAGCTGGGAATGGCCGATGCCGAGTACACCGAATTGGTGGACAAGGGTCGCTATACCAACTTCGTTCGGGACAGCGCCGGATATGGTCTGGCTCAGTGGACTTACTGGAGTCGCAAAGAGGCCTTGTTAGCCTATGCTAAGGCTTCTAAGAAGTCTATTGGTGATTTGGAGATGCAGCTTGAGTTTCTGCTGAAGGAACTTTCCAGTTATGGTCTCCTCGGCAGACTCAAAACTGTGTCGACCGTACTTGAAGCCTCCAATATTGTCTTGCTGGAGTTTGAAAAACCGGCGAGCATGAACACGGCTGCGACGCAGGCCAAGAGGGCTGAGTATGGTCAGAAGTATTTCGACAAGTATGCCGGAACAAAGAAAGGGAGTGACAAACCTATGGGATTCACAAATAGCTCTCTGGCTACGGTGACTATGATTTCTCCGAATCGGACTCCCAACCGTAACCATGCCATCGACACCATCACCATTCACTGTTTTGTCGGCCAGGTGACCGCTAAGCGGGGGTGTGAGGTGTTCCAGCCAAGTTCCAAACAGGCATCCTGCAACTATGTTGTGGGCTACGACGGCTCCATTGGCCTGTGTGTTGAAGAGAAGGATCGCTCCTGGTGTACTGGGGGCTACGATAAGAATGGCAATCCAATTCGGGTCAACGGAATCTCCGGCAAGTCCAATGACTACCAGGCCGTCACCATCGAGGTGGCCAGCGACACTACACATCCCTATGCCATCACAGATAAGGCCATGGCAGCTCTGATCGAGCTGTGTACCGACATCTGCAAGCGAAACGGAATCAAGAAGCTGCTTTGGTCCGGCGACAAGAATCTGGTTGGGAATCATTCCAAACAGAACCTGACTGTTCACCGCTGGTTTGCAAACAAGGCTTGCCCTGGTGACTACATCTATGAACGGCTTGGCGACATTGCCGCAAAAGTGAACGCCAAGTTGGGCTCAGCTTCTACAACTACAGGTTCTACTCCTCCTGCCGAAACCAAGCCAGTGAGCACGGTTCCGTACAAGGTTCGCATCACAGCCACCGACTTGCGAATCCGAAAGGGCCCTGGTACAAATACGGCCATTGTCCAGAATTCCATCAATCCCGGAGTCTACACCATCGTTAGTGAAGCAACTGGACAGGGTGCTACCATTTGGGGCAAGCTCAAATCCGGCATAGGCTGGGTTTCCCTTGATTACTGCAAGAAGCTGTCGTAAAGGAGCGGCCGTATGATTACGTTCAGACAAAAGGGCGACTTCTCTCACCTGACCAAATTCTTAGAAAGAGCAAAAGAGGTTGTGCACCTCGGTGATCTCGATAAGTACGGTCGCGCTGGAGTGGCCGCCCTTGCGTCTGCGACGCCTGTCGATTCCGGATTGACAGCGAGTTCGTGGTATTACGAGATTACAAACAAAAACGGGACGGCGACGATTTCGTTCCGTAACT